GTATCAAAAAAGTTATACATATTAGTATAATCCATTGGCTTAGAATTTAACATTGTTTTTTGTTCAATTTTAAGATGTGGATATTCTTTTATCATCTTATCAAACACTTGTCTTTTAATCAACATAAAACCAGTTGGCCCAGCTTTGATTTCACATAAACCATTTTCAACAACAATGTTTTCAGGATCAATCATTTTAATTGGAAAGTAATAACCAGAATCTTTTAAAGGTCTTTTAGATTGTTCTTTTAATTGTTCTGCTTTATCCCAGTCTATAAACTTCATTGGATAAGGAGTTAGTACAATATCTTTATTTGCTTTTATCATAGTAATAACAGATTTTTCATCAAACTCTATATCAGCATCTATAAACAACATATGAGTGCATGGACTATCTAAGAAAGAAGATACACATTGATTTCTTCCTTGAGTTACCAAAGAAGATTGTAAGATATGAAACATGATAGGTAGTTTTAACTTATTACAATAAGATTGTAGTTCTAATAAAGCACGCAAATAATACATGCTAACATGACCATAGGTTGGAGAACTTACAAATAATTTAACTCCTTCTAAACCTTTTGGTTTTTCTGGAGTTGAAAAATCTATTACTGTTTCGTTATTCATTTCATTTTAATCGCTTGGTCTAATAGACTAATCCATTCACCTGCGCGAAAGTCCCAGTTATAATATTCTCTATAAAATTTCATTTGCATTTGTAAACGTTCTTGCATTTTATCTTCATGTAAATTATCCGCTATAAAGTCTAAAGCAATTGCAAATTTTCTAGCTAAGGCTTTAAAGTCTTTATCGTAATTTACATAATGAGCAAATTCTGCGCAGGTTTCAAACAATGCTCCAAAGTTTGTAACTACTGCCATATTACCAGCAGCCATTGATTCTATTGCAGAGATACAAAAAGTTTCTTCCCAAATACTAGGGTAAGCAAATATATGTGTATATTGCATTGCATCTATAACTTCATGGTTTGGTTTATATCCAATATAATTTACATTCGGTAATCTCTTAGCTTGTTCATATAAAGGTTTATAGCGATCATCATTATGCTCCATGAAGCTTGTTCCATAAACCTGTGTGGAACTATATACGTCCAAAGTAATTAAAGGGTTTTTAACAAGCTGCATGGCACCTAATAAAACATTCAATCCTCTCCAAGGAGTGGATACGTGTATTAATTTTATAGGGTCGCCTTTTTTATAAGGATTTCTTTTAACCCACTTTGTTGTAGGAATTGCGTTTTTAATAACTACAGAACGATCTGTAGGTATATCAAAATATATTCTAAACTTTTCATAGTTCCAGTGAGAATTAAAAACATACCAATCATATTTTTTATGATTGTCTTTGTTCTTGAACCAAGGTGCTAAATTACCTTGATCATAAGAATTCTTTTGCCAAAGTATATTTACTTTATCTTTTGCTAAAGGTTCTTTCTCTGGTACTGAAGTTGTAATTTGTACTTTATCCCAATAATGATTTGGTAATCTTTTTACCAATTCATTCATTTGTAGTTCTGTTCCGCCTAATGGATTCATGAATGTATATTTACCTCATCTAATAATCTACCTGTAAAACCATGTTCACCATAATGCACAATATAATCTGTAATTAAAGCATGTATTTTACCACCCATATTTCTCCATAGTTCACAGAAATAAAAATCCTCTCCTAAATAAATTCCTTTTTCAGGGTCAAAATAAGTATCAAAAAAATTATAGTGATTATTATGTTTCTTCATTTCTCCATTAAATAAGCTTTCTTGATTTATTTTCAATTGAGGATATTCTTTAATCATCTTTTCAAATACTTTTCTTTTAATCATCATACATCCTGTAGTTCCTCTTTCAATTTCTATAAATCCTTTACTACAAGTTATACCTTTCATTTTTTCTAAATGAATAGGATAACCCATTCCAAGTACTGATAATGGTAAATCTGGTTTTGTTTTTATCTGTGTTTTTAATTTTTCCCAATCAATGTTCTTTAAAGTATATGGAATAATAGATACATCATGTTCACAATCTAATAACTTTTTAATAGATTGTGGGGTAACTTCTATATCAGCATCTATAAAAAGAAAGTTTTCAGCTTCTGTATCTAAAAAAGCATTTACACAAAGATTTCTACCTTGAGTTACTAAAGAGGATTTAATAATATAAAAAGAACTATCTATATTATTTTGCATATTAAATTTACACAACTCAAGCATAGACTTGTGGTAATGTATAGTTACTGATGAATGGCAAGGAGTTGCCACAAACAGCGATTTTTTTTCATTCATAAATTCTATTGTGTGCTTCCAAATATATCTAATCTAGCTACAGTTATCTTTACATCTCGTTGTATATGTTCTTCTGTTGTTGGTGTGTTAGGATTCTCAATATCAGCTTTTGCTTGTTCTTCAGATTCATAAATAGTCCCTGTTACTTTATTTTTTATAGTAACTTCTGTTGGACAATTAATAACTGGAACTTCTTTACCATCTATAATTTGATAACCAATAATTTTTTGTTCTTCTAATTTCATAATTTAATTATATATTCTAAACTTTTCCTTGTCCAACATATTCTTTTTTATGTGGTTTTTTAGCGTTTCTTTTTTTGCTATGTCTTCCTGGTCTTTTTTTATTAGTCTGTTCTATAAACTGACCATTTCCTATACTTATTTTTCTAGCCATTCTCTTGTGATCTATTTATCAAAGCGTAAGATATTTGTCCAGATATAGCGTTTGCAGTATCTGCTTGAAATTGTAAATAATCTCCTTCTTCTAATACTAAAGCATTATGTACTGCATTATCGTGAGAATTAGCAGGTACATCTGTGTGATAAAATTTATAAGAAGTAGAAGTTGATACATCATAAAAAAAATAATCCACTTTTTTAGCCGAATTGGAATCATTGGCCACAGATATTTCTTTTATAATAGCTCTTGATTGATTATCAATAACTAATACAGTTGTTAAGTTACTAGTTGTTAAATCATAACCTTGATTTTTATATTGTATTGTCATTTTATTCTGTTGGTCCGCTAAATATAAACCAAGAAAATATTTCTAATTCATCTTTAAGATCTTTCTGAAAAGAAGTATTTAATTGAGTTTTAATAGTTTCTAAAGATTGTAAAATTTGTCTTTGGTTATCTGGAGAATATGCATCTGTTGGTTCTGGTATTGAAGCCGTTATTTTAGCCATTATCTTCTTCCATCTGGATATACATCTACTCTAAACAAACCATATCGCCAAGTTTCATTTACAGCATCATTTTCTATTTTAATACTCATTAACCTATTTCTAGCTCTTGTGTCAATCTTTTCAGTGCTTGAGTTAATAGTATAAGGTCCTAATTGAGAACTAACCGCAGTATCTGCTGGGTAGTCTCTTAAAAACAGAGTAACTTTTGCATTACCTTCTAATACTTTAAAATCAGGGACAAATCTTTTTACTCTCATAATATATTCACCATCTCCATCTATATCTAAATCAAAATCCCCTGATCTTATAAAAGCTGAAATGGCAGTTTCATTTCCATAGAAATCTGCTTCATTAGTTCCTACTTCATGCTCATAATAATCGGTTCCACCAAAAGTATTTGTAACACCATTAATTGTAGGAAAGTTTGGTGTAGCTGTTGTTAAATATTGTGTAGCGTACGGAACATCATAAACTACAGCATCTTCATAAGTTGATCTTTCAAGAGACATTGTTGTCCAGACTTGTTCATTGTAATTATAAACAACGGATCTATCTATTTGTGCGGAACTATTTGTTGGATAGAACCAAATTACTTCATTAAATAAACTATTATGAGAAGCATAAACTAATCCTCCCGCAGCATAGTTAATTCCAGGGTTTCCTCCTTTTGTTGTAAATACAAAGTCTTCTACTAAAGAAGGTAACTGTTTAACTGTTCCATCGTAAACAAAGAATCCTCCTCCATATCCCATCCAGAAAACTGCTCCTTGTATATAGACAATAGCATGTTGACCAATACAACCGCAGTTTGTACCTACTTGTTGCAAGCTGAATGTAAATGGAGAACCAACAAATTTAATAACATATGCAGCAGCATCTGTTAAAACAAGAATGTAATCCTTTCCTTGTATAGCCCCTATAATTGTATTTCCAGTATCTAATCTAAATGATCCTGCAGTATTAGTTGAGGTTGGAGCATAAGTATTAAAGTCTTCTTGATTAGAAAATCTTATTAACATTGGGTCTTGTGTAGTAGGACTACCTATAGTTTCTTCTGTTCCTAAATGAAATACATGTCTATCTCTATCTGAAACTATTGTCATAATAGAAGCTGTTGGAGCTCCAGACATTATTGCAGCTCTAGTATTAAACGGATCAGCTGCTGATGGATCCCAAGTATAAGTTTTACCATTACCAATGGTTGCTATTAATATTTGACCATAGTTATCCAAAGACCATGTTCCAGCTGCTAGTTTTAATGTTGTAGCAGAACTAGCATCTCCCCATCCAACAAAAGAAGTAGCATCATAAACTGTTGCACCATTAGAATGGGATGCTGCTGTTGTACCTTCTGCTCCTCTAACACAACCTAATAAATCATTACCTACAATTGAAGAATAAGAAATTAATTCATTATCTATTTTAACAAGTCCAGTAGCTGGAAAACCGGTTACTGAAGTTAAAGTAACGTCTGTTTCAGAAGAATCTAATGTTTCATTTAAAGTGGTAAATACATCATTAACTGTTCCACCATATGCTCCTGTTCCCCATCCATATCCATATGTTTGAAAAGGATTACCTATATTAACATAAGGACTAACTGTCACTGTTCCCTGAGCCGTCATTCCTGTACCCGCTTCTTGCGCAGGCATTGTTATTGTAAATGTATTAGGAGTAGGTACAGTAATTATTTCAAAAACATTTGTAGTGAAATTAGCGTTTGTAAAAGTAGTAACTCCGCCTCCTGGTAAAGATACAGAAGTAAATTTAAAATAATCTCCAACTTCTAAATCATGCAAAGCTTTGTTTACGGTAACTGTTGCTGATCCTGTTGTTGAAGTAAGGGTACAAGATGTTAGAGCTGTATCAAAAGGAGTAATATCATAAAAAGCTCCTTCATAATAAATAACTAATAATTTACTAGTTCCAATAGCTGCATATTTTCTACCTTCTAAATCTGTCCAAGTTAATTGATCTCTCGCAGGTCCAGCTAAAGTATTATCAACTAGCTCTTGCCAACCACCTATTTTTTCAGGATTACCATAACGAAAACGTACAAAATCTCCGTCGATCCATTGACTTTCAGCGGCTGTTGCTGTGTCTTGTTTATTAAATCCAGCTTTAATTGGTATCTTTTTTAATGGCATAACCCTCTATTATATTTATAAATATAGTAAATACCAGAGGAGCTTGAGGTAGAATTAGTGGTAAGCTCCTCCAGTAAGAGGTTATTATATCACTTTTTAAACCAAGCGGGAAGTCCTAAATGTGGACGTCTATCGTAAATATTTTCTTTAGATCCTTTAGTTTCAACATTATTGTAATGTAAGAATACTTGACCACAATCATCAAAGGTTAATTTATCTCTCCAATGTTCTAATTCATTTCCACGATACACTAACATATCACCAGGTTCTAATAATACTTTAACACCTTTAGATTTTGATGGTTT